TATAAAATAAAAACATATGAGTAACACGTACAGAATGTCAGTAGACCCAACATTACAAACAAAGAAATTTACATCAACTGATGGAACAGTTCGTTATCTGAAGGATGGAAAATTACATAACTGGGAAGGACCAGCTTTGATTCATCCAGATGGAAAAGAGGAGTATTTTATCAATGGTACCTCACACACTAAGGATAGTCATCACAAAGCAAAACGTGATGGTATTGGATTACCATGGTATAAGAGTGGAGTTGCTAAACAGCGATTCTAATTTTTTTTAGATATTTATACATAAATAAACATACTAAAATAATGAATAAAGAATTCTATAAAATGCAAAAAACTGCTGGTTTAATCACAGAATCAGAATATAAAGAAAAAGTTAAAAATTTAAATGAAGTAGTTGGAACTGCTCTTGCTCTTGGAGCTTTAGTAGCGGGAGCAGTAGCTGGAGGGAAAAAAGTTATTAAATGGGCTAAAAACCAAGATTTAAAAAAGAATTTAAAACCAACAGGTGAAGTAAAAACTGGAGAAAATGGAGTTACATTAACCAAATACAAAAATGAAAAAGATGGAGAAGAATATTGGGGTGTGACTATAGGAGACAGAACCAAAGATCAAGGTTATCAATCACAAAATGTTTTACTTTTTAATGCTAATGACCCAGCTAGAATCGATAAAATTCTTAATACAGATCTAAAATTTGACACTTCAGATGAAACACAAATGTCTGATGATTATGAAAAAATGTTTGGACAATTTAAAGCTGATAAAGTGATGACTGGTAAATATGATACTCAACAAGTAAATGAGAATACAGAAGATTTAAGTAATAAACTAGAAAAAGCATTAGAAGATTTTAGTGGAAATGATGTTGCTTTAGAAACTGATGTTAATGGTATTAATGTAAGTATATTCAACTTCAAAAAGGAAATTTTATCAATTATTAAAACTGTTCTTGAAAATTCTTCATATATGATAGATAAAAATAGTATAGAGAAATATCCTGAATTGCTTTCATTTAAAATTATTAAAAAATAATCTCTAAAAACATATTTTAAATTAGGCTTGCATTAGCAAGCCTTTTTTATTATATTATAAATAAAACAATTTATGAAGATAGGATTTTGTGGGACAATGAGTGTTGGTAAAACAACATTAGTTAATGCTTTAAAAGAATTACCTGAATTTAAAGATTATTTCTTTGCTACTGAACGTAGTAAATATTTACGTGATTTAGGTATTCCATTAAATACTGATAGTACATTAAAAGGTCAAACAATATTCTTAGCTGAGCGTTGTTCTGAATTATTAAGAGAGAATGTTATAACTGATAGAACAATTATTGATGTGATGGCTTTTGCTCACTGTGCTGAGTCAATTGAAAGTGATGAAAAAGAAGAATTTATCAATTATGCTTCTGTCTTTATTCCTGAATATGACTATATATTCTATGTAGCACCTACTGGGGTTAAAATCGAAGACAATGGCGTTCGTACAACTGATGCTGATTATCGTAACTTAATTGATTTAACCATCAGACATACTTGTAAAGAAGCCCTTCCATATATTACTAATTTTGGTATAATATCAGGTACTACAGAACAAAGAATAGAACAAGTTAAATTTTATTTAGGACTTTGATATTTATAATCAAAAATCTAAATACAAATGAAACTATCAGAATTAAAAAAACAAATAGAAGATGCTATTGTTGAAATCTTAGATGAAGGAGAAACAGTGGCATGGGGATCAAGTAATAAAAATCAAGCCAAACAAAATATTGAAAAATCTAAGCTTGGGGCTGAAGCAAAAAAAGAAGCAAAAAAAGAAATAGATGACAATCCATCAGGTATAATATCAAATGTTCCAACAAATGAAGCTGAAGATGAAGACGAAGAATTTGATACTTTAGATGATACCGCTTCTGATAAGGAATCTAATAAATCTGCTAAAGAAGAAGAAAAGAAAAATAAAAAAATTAATAAAAAAAGAGACGAAATTATAGCTGCTTATCAAAAAATAGCTGGTGATGTGAAAGCAAAAGCTAAAGCAGCCAATAGTGGTGATAAAGAAGCTAAAGCTTGGATAGAGCGACACCAAGACATTATAAAAGCCTATAGAAAATTACAAAAAGTAAATTGATTAATTTAAAAGGGTTTTATGAGTCAAGATATAAAACAAATTATTAGGGATGAATATATGAAATGTGCCCAAGACCCAGCACATTTTATGAAAAAGTATTGCTACATTCAACACCCAACAAGAGGTAGAATACCTTTTAATCTATACCCATTCCAAGAAAAAGTACTACGTTTATGGAGAGATAATCCATATGATATAGTACTTAAATCTCGACAATTAGGTATCTCTACCCTAGTAGCAGGATACTCATTATGGTTAATGATATTCCAAAAGGATAAAAACGTACTTTGTATCGCTACAAAACAGGATACAGCTAAGAACATGGTAACAAAAGTTAAATTCATGTTCGAGAATCTTCCTTCATGGCTAAAAATACCAGCTGAAGAAAATAATAAATTAACTTTACGACTAAATAATGGTTCTCAAGTTAAAGCAGTTTCAGCAGCAGGTGATGCAGGTCGTTCAGAAGCAGTATCACTTCTTATTATAGATGAGGCAGCGTTCATTGATGGTGTAGAAGAAATATGGGCATCAGCTCAACAAACCTTAGCAACTGGTGGTGGAGCAATTGTATTATCTACTCCATATGGTACAGGTAACTGGTTTCATAAAACATGGGTTAAAGCAGAATCAGGAATAGTTGAAGAAGGAGTACCTAGTTTCTTACCAATCAAATTACCGTGGTATGTTCATCCTGAACGAGATGAGAAATGGAGAAAAGCTCAAGATGGATTACTTGGTGATCCTAGATTAGCGGCTCAAGAATGTGATTGTGACTTTAATACCTCAGGTGATACAGTATTTTTTAGTGAACAAATAGAATTTATTTCTAAAACAACTATTAAAGATCCCTTGGAGAAGCGAGGAATTGATCGTAACTTATGGGTATGGGAAATGGCAGATTATACTCGTAGTTATATGGTTGTTGCCGATGTAGCTCGAGGTGATAGTAAAGACTTTTCTGCTTGTCATGTTATAGATATAGAATCAAATACACAAGTAGCTGAGTATAGAGGTCAATTGCCACCACGTGAATTTGGTTATTTTCTTTGTGGTTTAGCCACTGAATATAATAACGCTATGTTGGTAGTAGAAAATGCTAATATAGGTTGGTCAACAATTGAAGCAATACAAGAAAGAGAATATAAAAATTTATATTATTCTACAAAAAGTGACACGTTAACAGCTGAAAACTATCTAGATAGAGCGGATGATCCATCAAAAATGGTCCCAGGCTTTACAATGTCTTTAAGAACAAGACCACTTGTAATTAATAAATTTAGAGAGTATGTAGGAGATAGAAGTGTAACAATTCAATCCAAACGATTACTTGAAGAAATGAGAGTATTTATGTGGAAAAATGGTAGAGCAGAGGCTCAATCAGGTTATAATGATGATTTAGTTATGAGTATAGCTACAGCAATGTATGTTAGAGACACAGCTTTAAAATTCAAATCACAAAATCTAGACTTAGCTAGAGCCGCTATCAACAACATAACAGTAGTTAGATCAGGATTTGCAACTTCTCCATTCTCACAAAAATATGATAATCCATATCGTATGGATATTAATGGGCAAAATGAGAGTTTAGACTGGTTATTATGATATTTATAAATAAATTAAATTAAAATGGCGGATACAAGTGTATTTTCGAGATTACAGAAATTATTTTCAACGGATGTTATAATTCGTAATGCTGGTGGTAACCAGTTAAAAGTAATGGATGTTAATAGTATTCAATCAACAGGTGAATTTAAAACAAATGCATTAGTAGATAGATATAATCGTGTTTATTCAAGTAATACAACCTCACTTTATGGTTCTCAATTAAATCTAAACTGGAGATACTTACGTACTCAAGTTTACTCAGATTATGATGCTATGGATACAGACGCTATTGTAGCCTCTGCCTTAGACATTATAGCAGATGAGAGTACTTTAAAAAATGATATGGGAGAGGTACTTCAAATTAGAAGTAGTGATGAAGATACTCAAAAGATTCTTTATAATCTATTCTATGATGTGTTAAATATTGAATTCAATCTATGGTCTTGGATTCGTCAAATGTGTAAATATGGAGACTTTTTCTTAAAATTAGAAATTGCTGAAAAATTTGGTGTATATAATGTTATACCATATACTGCTTACCACATAGCAAGAGAAGAAGGTATTGATCCTAGAAATCCAGCTGAAGTAAGATATAAATACAGTCCCGATGGTTACAGTTCAGGTGTGACAGGTGGATATGGTGGTGTGAATGCAGCTTCAACTTATAGTAAAGAAAAACAAGCAGGAACAATCTATTTTGACAACTATGAAATGGCTCATTTTAGATTAATTACTGATGTTAACTATTTACCTTATGGTCGTTCTTATTTAGAACCAGCACGTAAATTATTTAAACAATACATCTTAATGGAAGATGCTATGTTGATTCATCGTATTGTTCGTGCCCCAGAAAAACGTATTTTCTATATTAATGTAGGTTCAATTCCACCAAATGAGGTAGAAAACTTCATGCAGAAGACTATCTCAACAATGAAAAGAACTCCATATATTGACCCACAAACAGGTGAATATAACTTAAAATATAATTTACAAAACTCATTAGAAGATTTTTATATCCCAGTTAGAGGTAATGATACAGCTACTAAAATTGAACCAACTAAAGGTTTAGATTATACAGCTATTGATGATGTAATTTATTTAAGAGATAAACTATTTGCCGCTTTAAAAGTACCTAAAGCATTCATGGGATATGAAAAAGACTTAACAGGTAAAGCAACTTTAGCAGCTG